ATGAAGCTGTGATCTATACAGATGAGTTAATAACAACAGATGTTATAGAACATGCAGAGCCTACTGCTGATAAAACAGTTGAAGATGTATTCAATACTCTTAACGAGGAGCAAAAAACAGTAGTTTATGCAATGCTTTCTGATGCTCTTGAAACACCACCAACACCACCAGTTAAAGACCCTGTAAAAGATGTTATTGCCCACTCAAACGAAGGAGGAAAACAAATGAAAATAAACGTATTTGACAAAAAAGATGACGAAGGTGCTAAAAAAAATACATTAACTCATGACCAATTCTCAGCAATATTAGCTGATGCTCAAAAAACAGGGTCTTTAAGAGACTCTATATTAGCTCATGCCACAGAGTATGGCATCGATGCAATTGATGTTCTATTTCCAGATGCAAAAGCATTGTCCCAAGATCCAAATTGGTTAAAAAGAGAGGACACATGGGTTCAAAGTGTTCTTAATGCTATCCATAAGAGTCCGTTTAGCAGAATTAAATCTGTAATAGCTGATATGGACATAACGACTGCTCGAGCTAAAGGGTACGTTAAAGCTACTGAAAAGAAAGAGGTTTATTTCAAGGCTTCAAAGCGTATTACTACTCCAACTACTATCTATGTTAAACAAAAGCTAGACAGAGATGACATAATAGATGTTGTTGACTTTGATATTGTTGCAATGGTTAGACTTGAGTTACGTACTTTGTTAAATGAAGAACTAGCAATGGCTGCTTTGTTTGGCGATGGTAGACCAGTTGATGATCAGTATAAAATTAACGAAGAAAACATTAAACCAGTTTATTCTGACGTTGATTTGTATACAATCAAAGAAGTTCTAACAACAAAAACAGATTACAAAGCTATGGTTAAGGAAATTGCCCTTTCACATAAACATTATAAAGGTTCTGGAAGCCCAGTTCTATATACCACCCCAGATGTGCACACAAACATGTTATGGATCGAGGATACTACTGGTCGTAGAATCTATGAATCTGATGACACTCTATGTGCGGCTCTTAGAGTTAGCAGTATTCAAGAAATTCCTCAAATGGAAGGATTAATAAGAACCTTACCTGACTCACTTGTTGCTACTGAAAGAAACGATACTAGAGAATTAGTTGCTATCAAAGTTAATTTAGCCGATTACAATTTCGGTGCTGATAAGGGTGGCGAAATAGCTACTTTTGATGACTTTGATATTGACTTTAACCAATACAAATATCTTATGGAGACTAGATGTTCTGGTGCATTAACCAAACCTAAGTCTGCTCAAGTATTTGAGTTCGTAACAGAGATAACAGGTTAATAAGTAAAGGAGATTCAAAATGGCAAAATTTTATGGGGAAATCGGATACTCTAAAAGTACTGAAATTCGTCCTGGTGTATGGGATGAGGTAATAACAAAAAAAGATTACTCAGGCGATGTGGTTAGAAACAACAGAAGAGTTGTTCCTTCGGATACACTAAATGATAACGTAGTCATTTCAAATGAAATTAGTATTGTAGCCGACCCATTTGCCAATGAGAACATTTACTGTATGAAGTATGTTAAATATATGGGTGTTTTATGGAAAGTATTGAGCGTTGAGGTTCAGTATCCAAGATTGATACTTAGTTTAGGGGGTGTGTATAATGAGTAGCAGACTTAATCTGCACACTAGATTGATTGAAGTTCTAGGAACGACTAATGTATACTATCAACCCCCTGCCTCAATAACAATGAACTACCCAGCAATTGTATATTCAAGAGATAATATAGCAAGTATACATGCTAATGATACAGTTTATGCATCAAGAGTCCAGTATCAAGTAATAGTTATAGATAAAGATCCAGACAGTATAGTAGTTGATAAAATAGCAGCCTTGCCTACCTGTAAGTTTGATAGGCAATATAGTGCTGATAATCTTAATCATGATGTGTTTATATTACAATTTTAACTTAGGAGGAATAATAAATGGCTAAATTAGTATGGGACGAATCAGGCGAACATCTATACGAAACAGGAGTAAGTAAAGGAGTACTTTATCCACTTCAATCCGTAGATAAGACATATTCAAAAGGAGTTGCTTGGAACGGGTTAACTGGTGTTACAGAAAGCCCTTCGGGAGCAGAAAGCACACCTATATATGCGGATAATATTAAGTATCTAAACCTTATGTCGGCAGAACAGTTTGGTGCAACCATAGAAGCTTACACTTATCCAGACGAGTTTGGACTTTGCGATGGATCAGCAGATATTGCTATTGGTGTTGCTATTGGACAACAGAATAGAAATATATTTGGTCTTGCTTATAGAACATCACTTGGAAATGATACAGATGGAGTAGATCATGGATATAAACTTCATTTGATTTATGGCGCAACAGCTTCTCCATCTGAGAAAGGATACAAAACAATTAACGATTCTCCAGAAGCAATAACTTTCTCTTGGGCAGTATCAACAACTCCAGTTTCTGTATCAGGATTTAAACCAACAGCATCTGTGACCATTGATTCAACTAAAGTATCAGCTGAAAAATTAACAGCTTTAGAGGCAATTCTATATGGAGATGCCGTTGAAGCCACAGGTCCAAGATTACCATTACCAGCTGAACTTATTACAATAATAGGAACAGTATAAGTAATTAAAATTAAGAGACCCTTTGAGTAGGGTCTTTTTATACACCTAATTTATTAATCTTGAAAGGAGATACAAATGTTAAGAAAGGAAATAATATACGTAGATTTTAATGAGGTTGAAAGAAAAGAAAATTTTTACTTCAACTTAACAAAAGCAGAAGTAATGGAGATGGAGTTATCTAAAAGTGGTGGCTTTGCAGAAATGATAACTAATGTGATTGCCGCTCAAGATACACCAGCTATTATTAAGATATTTAAAGACCTTATTCTAAAAGCGTATGGAGAAAAGTCACCAGATGGAAGAAAGTTTATTAAAAATAAGGAAATAACTGAAGCTTTTTCTCAAACTGAAGCGTACTCTAATCTATTTATGGAATTGGCTACGGACGCTACGTCAGCCGCTAGTTTTGTTAATGGGATAACTCCATCAATAACACCAGTAACACAACAGATTAAATAGAGGAGGCCTATGATGCTTCAACTTAAAATACCAGCAATTGAACGCTATGATGAAATTAAGAATGAATTCCTAAGTTCAAAAGAATACACCATACAGTTGGAGCATTCATTAGTCTCCCTTTCCAAATGGGAATCAAAATGGTGTAAAGCGTTTCTAACTAAAGAAGAAAAAACAATAGAAGAAACAATAGATTACATAAGATGCATGACAATTACCCAAAATGTAGATCCACAAGCATATGTCAACATTACAAATGATAATATAAGAACTGTTAGTAGGTACATAGAAATGCCTATGACTGCTACTTGGTTCTATAATGAACAAACAAAAGTTAATAGGGATATAATTACGTCAGAGATAATCTATTATTGGATGATATCGTTGACGATCCCGTTTGATTGCCAAAAATGGCATTTAAATAGACTTCTTACACTTATTAAAGTCTGTAAAGAAAAGAACGATAAACCAAAGAAGATGAGTAATAACGAAGTAATGTCAAGAAATAAAACATTAAACGATTCACGAAGGAAAAAATTAAATAGTAAAGGTTAAAGAAAAGGGGCGTTGCTATGATAACATTTACCCATACGGGAGATTTCTCAAAGTCTGATAAATTCTTTAAGGCCTCCTTAAATGCAGAAGTTAGTCTAAGTCAATTAGCTAGATTCGGGCAACAAGGGGTATCTGCTCTTTCAGCAGTAACGCCCGTTAATTCAGGTGTGACCGCAAGTTCATGGTATTATAAAATTTCTAATACTAAAGGGCGATCAAGTATAACTTGGTTTAATTCTAATTTTGTAAATAAGGTTCCTATCGCAATTATTCTTCAGTATGGGCATGGTACAAAAAATGGAGGATATGTTCAAGGACGTGATTATATTAATCCTGCTCTAAAACCAATATTTGATAAAATGGCGGAGTATGCCTGGAAGGAGGTTATTAACTTATGAGTACAACTATAGATGAAAGAGTTGTTGCTATGAAATTTGACAATAGTCAGTTTGAATCAAATGTCAAAACTAGCGTTAACACTCTAAATAACTTAAAGAAGGGTTTAGATCTTTCTTCATCAGCTAAAGGCTTGACATCAATTAGCGATGCTACAAATAAGATATCTTTTGATGGAATTACCGGTGGTGTAGATGCTATAAAATTAAGATTTTCTGCACTTGAAGTAGTGGCTATAACGGCTCTTGCTGGGATAACAAATTCTGCAATAGTTGCTGGGAAACGTATTATGTCAGCACTATCG